AAAAGTACCGGATCGAAGAAACGGCGGACTACACCGAATATGCGGACTTTTATCAATATCTCGCAAAGTGGGTGAGCGCCGTTGATTGACTATGCAGCGCTTCGATCAGCGATCGTCCGCCCGCTGTCCGCGGCGCTCGGCATACCCGTTATTATGGGCGACCAGACGGGCCAGATGCCGCCGTATCCGTTCGTGACGTACAAAATGACGTCTCCGTATCTCGAAACGTCTGTGCATGGCGCTGAGAGTGTCAAGGGCACAGCGGACGGCATCATGCGAACGCAAGAAAAGCATGTCGAGATCGTGTTTTCGTTCACGGTTCATTCCCGGGACGCGGACGATGCCTACCAGCGATGCTATGCGCTTGTCGAACACTTCGATTTTACCGGACGTGACGCTCTCCGGGGCGCCGGGATCGTCGTCGTGAGCGTATCGAATGTCCAGAACCGAGACGTCTTCCTCACGATCGAATACGAGCGCCGCGTCGGCTGCGACGTGCGGTTCCGGGTGGTTAAGCGGAGCGAGATGGATGAAACGTATATCGAAACTGCTGAAATTGAAGGGAGTTGAAAGGAATGCCTATTCGTGATGTCACGGTCACGATTGATTTGCAGCGGCCGGCTGGCTTGATCGGCTTCGGAAAGCCGCTGATCCTCGGGACGAAGACGGGCGGAGCACCGTACAAGGAATATTCCGATCTGGAAGGTCTGAGCGCCGATTTCGGCCCGTCGACCGAGGTCTACAAGATGGCCGCCACGCTCACAGGACAGGGCCAGAGTTCGCCGGCTACATTTGCGGTCGTGGCACATGACGACGGCGGGGACCCTGTCACTACGCTGCAAAGCGTCTGGGACAAGGACTGGTACTTCCTGCTCACTACGGAATCCGATGTCTCGACGCTCAAGGCGCTGGCCGATGTCGTGGAGGGCAAGGGGTTCAAGATGTTTGCCACACGTGTTGGTGACGAAGCAGATTTGGCCATACTCAAGGCGCAGGACTATGACCGGACGTTCGTGATCTATCATTCCGATCCGGACGAGCTGGCGAAGTATCCGGATGCCGCCTGGGTCGGCGCCCGCGGGTCGCAGCCGGTCGGCTCCGTAACCTGGAAGTTCGCACAGCTCGTCGGCATCACGGCCGACGATATCGGCCTTTCGACCGTGCAGAGCGTGAATGCGGCCGGTGGAAACGTCTACGTCATGCGCGGCGGCCAGCCGCGGACGGGCGAAGGTATCGTCGTATCTGGCGAATATATCGACGTCATCATGTCGAAAGACTGGGTGCAGCTCAACATCGAGAACGCCATCCAGTCGCTGCTCAACAACTCGCCGAAAATCCCGTACACGAACGCCGGGATCGCCCAGCTTGAGGCGGCCACCATCAACGTCCTGCGCGCCGGATTCAACCAGGGCATCATCGCCGAAGATGGGGACGGCCTGCCGCTGTACAGCACGGATTTCCCGACGCGCGAAGAATCCAACCCGGCCGACCGCGCGCAACGGAAGTACACCGGTGCAACGTTTACCTTTGAACTGGCCGGCGCCGTCCACGAGGCGACCATCCGCGGCACAATCACGGTGTGAGGGAGGGTGAAGGAATATGCCTGAAATCAGGTCGTATGACGCAAAAAACGTGACGGTTGTCGTCGATGGCATATATATCACCGGGTTTGCTGAAGGTTCGTTCGTCGAGTGCGAGAAGGCAGAGGACACCTATCAGACGTCGGTCGGTGCGCAGGGTGATGTCGGCATTTCGGAAGTAAACAACCCGCTCGGCAACATCACGATCACGCTGCAGCAGACATCTCCGTCTGTGTCCTACCTGAACCGTCTGGCTGCGTCGAAACGGATCGTTTCAGTGTGGGTGATCTCAAACAACACGCCGCGTGAAAAGATCGGCGGCACGCAGGCGCGAGTGCTGCGGCCGGCACAAAGCACGTTCTCGAACGCGATCGAGTCGCGGGCATTCCAACTGCAGGTCTTCGACTATACGCAAGAATAAGGGGCCGGCGTCGGCCCCTATTTTCATGGAGGGATGATTCGTGAGCGAAATCAAGAAACCGAAGCAGAAGACCGTCACCATCGGCGGGATCGAATTCACTTTCCAGTTTCCCGGCGTCCGGAAGGCGTTGCAGATGGCGGACGCCAGCAAGGATCGGTATGGAAACCTGCTGAGCGAGCCGTACTACAGCCAGATCATGGAGCATGTGATCGTGTCTCCGCGCACGAACTGGGAGTTCTGGGACGAGCATCTGGACATCATGGAAGACGTGTTCGCGGAAGCCTTTCGATTTCTGCACAATCCCAGATAAGCCATCTAATCACTACGAAATCGAAGCGAAGAAACGCTATTTATATTGGCGCCTTGTATTCGAGGGCGGCATTCCGCTGTCAGAAGTCGATCTGATGGACTGGGACGAGCTGCTCGAAGCCAACGCCGCGCTCGACATGTTCCCGCAGAAGGGAGGTGGATTTCCGTGGCCGGCGAAGCCCTGAGAAGTCTGTACGCAGAAGTCGGTTGGAAGATCGACGAAGCGCCGCTGCAAAAGCTGGATAAATTGCTCGACCAGATCAAAGCCAGCATGCTCGGCGGCGCAGTCGAGAAGTTCGAAACGGACCTGGAAGGCGCTACTGATGACGCCAAAAGGCTCGGCCAATCGATTAACGAGGCGGGGGGTCAGGCAAAGAAGTTCGGAGACGCTGTTGAGACAACCGGCAGCAAGGCGAAGAAAGCCTTTGACCGGCCTCGTGATGCCATGGGCCGCTTTGTTAAGGTGACGAATGAGGCTGCTGACGAAACGCGGAAACTGACGGACGAAGTGCAAGGAGCAGGAAATGAAGCAGGTCGGAGTCAGAACAAATTCAGGCGACTCGGAAATGCAATAGCTGATGCTGCCAGAGACAACATCCGGCATTGGGGTGCGCTTGGAAGAGAGATAAACAAGACGATCCGCCTGGGCGAGCGAATGGATAGGCTCGGGCGTGGTATTACCGATCGATTCTGGGGCATGGGTAGGTCGATTCTTCGGGCTCCGTTTACGCTTCCAGGTATGCTGATCGGCGGTGCGGCGACATATGGCGCGGTGCGGTACGGATTCATGAATCCTCTCCGCATGGCCAGCGAGTTTGAGCAGGCAGAGATCGCATTCACAACGATGCTCGGAAGCGCGGAGCGAGCCCGAGATTTTATTGCAGAGATGAATCGATTCGCGATTGAAACTCCCTTTGAATTGGCGGGCGTTCAGGACGCAGCGAAGCGCATGCTGGCATTCGGCTTCAAGCAGGAGCAGATCATTCCGTATCTGACGGCTATCGGCAATGCTGCGGCCGGTCTCGGCGGCGGTACAGATCTCATCGACCGCATTTCGCTCGCCATCGGTCAGATGCAAGCGAAAGCGAAAGTCAGCGCCGAAGAAATGCTGCAATTGACGGAGGCGGGAATTCCCGCATGGGAAATTCTTGCCACGAAGATGAACAAGTCCACACGGGAAGTGATGGATTTGTCATCGAAGGGCCTGATCCCGGCCAGCGAAGCCATCGCAATGCTCATTGATGGCATGAACGAGCGGTTCCCTGACATGTTGGAGAAGCAGGCCAATTCGCTGGATGGTCTCAAGAATCAGATCGTTGAAACGTTCAATCTTGTCGTCGTGAAGCGATGGGGTGATGGCCTTGCTCAGGCGCTGAAACCGCGCTTTCAACGTTTGAATCAGTGGATTGAAGACAACGACGACAAGATTCAGCGTTGGGGGAGTGCACTTGAGAAAGTGGCGTTCGAAGGTTTTGATTACCTGTTGCGGCAAGGGGAACGCGCGTTCGAATATATTCGATCGAACTACCTCGAAAACGAGGAGTTCCAACAGCTTCCCTTCAACAAGAAGATTGAATATGTCTTTTCGGACATCGAGCAGAAGTTCAAGGCATGGTACAACGGCGGAGGTAAAGCGAGTATAGAAGAAGGCGCGCGAAGGTTTGTCGACTTTACCATCGGCGTCCTTGAGGCTTCCGTGCCGCAAATGGCAGACGTCGGGATAAAACTCGGAAAGTCTATCGGATCCGGACTGGTGAAAGGACTAGGGGAAGCAGCGAAGGATCATCCGATT